CTCATTTTTGTTATTTTAAGTGGTCGTCTCATCGTATGGTCTTTTATACCACTAATATAACGATTATCTTAAAATATAAAATTATGTTTCTTAATTAAATAGACTTAATATATGTTTAGTCATTAGTCATTAGTCATTTAGTCATTGGTTATTCTTTAAATCCGAAATCGAAAATCCGGCTTCCGAAATCATCAGAAGTTCCTTTGTTTAACCATTACGTATATATCCGCTGTTAATGCGGCTTTATTTCTCACATAAATGGACATTGTACTCTCCAATGTTATTAGCCTGTTCCCGGCTAAGTCAATATCAAATAATTGTGGGGCAAGTGCCGCTAATGAAGCTAAAGACACACTGCCATTATTCCCGGCATTGGCCTGGACTGCGATTTGTGTCCTGTTATATTGGGCTGTATAATTTGACCCTGTAGGACAAATGATAATATCAAAGTTCCTGATATTTGAGGCATCAGTATTCCTAAACAGGATATCAAGCACGACACTTGCATTTGTTGCCCCGGTAGCAACTAAAGTATCAGTATTTATAGATAATCCCGAAGCAAGGTCAATGGCCGGGTATGCGCCGGTTAGCGTGGAAAACGAGGTGGTATTTGATGAACTGTTCATGTTAATTATTGAATTAGTGAATTACTGAATTATTGAATTAGTCATTGTGTCATTGGTCATTAGGTCATTCATTTGCACATCCGCACATTTGCACGTCCGCACATCTTCTTCATAATATCGATTGATAAAAATTGTAAGATATTTTGCTGCTTCCCCCTCCGCTGCTTACAGCGGCAGTTACAAAAGCTGTAGTAGCTATGTTTGTTGTATTATCACCTGGTGATTGCGTTGGCGCAGTAGGTGTTCCTGTAAAAGTTGGCGAGGCCAGGGGTGCTTTTAATGCATCGTTCCCATTTAGTTTCTGAATGCTTTGTAAAATTGTATCCGTCGGGGCCACTGTCCCGGCACCCGAAACATACCCGGTTAATAAACCCCCGGCAGGAAAAAAAGCGCTTATCTGTGCTTGCAGCTTGCCAATGGCCTGCAAAATGGTATCCGTGGAGATCACGGTACCGCCGGTTAAAAAACTTATACCGCTTAGTACCGAAGCTATTACCCTCTCTGCAGTGAAATATAAATTAGTTGAACCTTCGCCAATATTGTCGGTACTTAGGCTTACAGCGCCTGTTTGGCTGTTTACCGATGTTACGCTACCTGTTCCGCCAGCAACCCATAAATTATTAGCCGTATCCCAAACATATTCAACAGCATCCGAGCCGGTACTTTCTACAACAGCATATTGGCCATCAAGTCCGGAAGGATGGGCTGCTGATAAAGCGGATGCGCTTGAAAACACCCCGACAAAATAATTGTTAAGGTTGGCCAGCTTTGTTTTCTCGGCGCTGGTGTAATCATTGCTGCTTAATCCATAACCGGTTACTTTGTCAACTTTGTTAGCTTCGGCGGTTTCGGCCCTGGTTGTTTCGGCAGTGATATTATTTTGTAAAGTAGTTAAGGCTGCTGCAAGATTAGTATTATCCGTTGGCGCTCCAGAGAGGTTTGCAAAGGAATTATCTTCCCAGGCGGTATTAAAATCTGTACTATCAACCTTTACTAAAACCTGGCCTGCTGTACCCCCATCTGCAATACCAGTACCAATAATTGATACGCCACTTCCCCAAACACCTGCTGCTTTAGGGCCAAAAATGTTATAGGTAGCAGTATTTATATAAAAATTACCATTAACACCCGTTGTACTGTTTGACGGGTCAGTAACCCCAAACAAAATAGTATTGCCGTCGGTACCGTTTATTCCACTGGTTCCGGCTGTACCCTGTGGCCCCTGTGGCCCGGTCGCCATTGAAAACACCTGCGACCAGGCCCCTGATGACTTTTGATAAAATATGCCTGTTAAAGTATTGATATAACTATCCGAATTTTTACCTGTTGACGATCCGGGCAATCCGTAGCCGTAAAGCAAGGCGCCATCGGCAGCGTTGGCAGCAGGAAGGGTGTAAACAACAGTCCAGGTGCCGGATACTTTTTGAGCGAATGAACCTGCTGATGTATTCACAAAAACATCTGCATTGTTGCCTGTTGTATTTTGGGGTAAAGTTGCACCGAAAGAAATGTTGGCCCCGGTTGTCAAGTTAGCCTCAAGGAACTGCAGCAACAAGGTGAAAGTGTACTGGTAGTCAGTCCCGCTATCAACCATTACAGAAATATCTGATGGGTTAATAGCCGAGGCAATAGGTAATTCGCTTATTTTCTTATCTGTAGGCATATTATATTTTTTGATTTCACCGATTTGAGGATGATTTCACCGATTTGCTTTATTAATTAATATTATCCTGCTAATCTTTTAAATCCTTCAAATCGTGTTCAGTTCATAAATTCAGTAAGCGGTAAAAAATCATCTGCGGTTGGCTGATTAAATCCTGCGGGGTAATTGAAGTTTGTTCGGTCAATACTCCGGATGCGTGGGCCAGATTGCCTGCTGCTTTTGTTTTTGCCATTATAGTGCCACAGCGGAAAATCATCTTTATTATCCCACAGAAATTTTTCAACCTCGTTAGCATGTGCGTTGGCTACGCTGCGTTGCTGCTGCACCAATTTTACAATGTCTTTCGGCGCTACAGCATCACCATTATCATGATGTTTTAAAACCGGCCCCGTAGACGTATAATGCACTGCGTCAGCTTCAATAAAACGGGCAAAAGTAAAGTATACCAGCGTTGGCAATATCCCTTCATATAATACGATGTGGCCATATCTGTCAAGGTATTCACTGCCATTTAAAAGGTCTATATAAGGTTGTGGGGCAGTAGTCTGCGGGGTGCCGTCAGGATTAAGGTTCTGGATAAAATCGTAATACAAGGCATGGCCCAAAAAAGGTTTCAGATCAAGGTCCTGGGCTTTTTTTATAAATACGTTAAGGCGTTCCGGTTTTACATTTACCGATATATCCTCGTAATTCTGAAAGGTGGTTTGGTTAATTAAATATATCTGTGTCATGCTGTAATAGGTTTTGGTGGCACAATTGGCGCCGATTGTGTAATTTTATCATCATCAGGTACCATTTCTTCAGCTTCATCCGGTTTAATGCCATAAGCTGAAATAAGGACTTGAATTTTATTTATCTTGGGAATGCCCATTATAAGCAATTGGTTAATGTTTGCCCCGGCTGCCTTTCCTATAACATCGTCAGCAACTTCATCCGGTATCTCCTGTATATTCCAATTTTCTTTAGGATTTATTGGCGTATAGAAGTGACTGAAAATTTCAGTTAATGCTTCTGAGAGTTCGAGCCTATCAGGCGCGGTATCATTATTAAATTGACGTATGGCCTCTTTCTTTTCTCCACCGTTGGTTAAGCCAGAGGCGCCGTCTGAATTGATCAGTTCTTTTGGAATCGAAAATCCTTTGATGATGCGTGCTTCAACTGATTTTTCTGTCGTCTCAAATAGCTTATCATTGTTTTGAATTGAATAGGACTGGAACTCTGGTTTCGAGGCTTCGTCCTCATACTCAATAACAATTATCTTCTGCGAACTTTTTGCCCCCTGGAAAGAACCCAGGTCTTTTTCCAATTGCGATGGCATATTGCTATAAGGCAATTCATCATTGTCCGGGCGACTGTTATCGGCTTCTTCCCTCCGGGATTGCATAAACAGCATTGTTGAGGGCAAAAATCCTGTAGTTACCTCCCTGTTATTAAATATCTTTATACCGGCTTCGGTTTCAAAATCCTCCCAAACCGAATCTGCCTCTATCAGCGGGTAATCGTCAACCTCGGGATTGAAATAGTACAATTGTCCTTTATAATTTCCCCATCCGCCGGCTGCCAAAACCTGGTCTTTTATCGCCTGTTCATCCGGGTTGTATTTATCAAGGAAAGTGATCTTGCTGCGCATGATGTTCTTCCAGGTTTTACGGCCCCAATCGGAGTAAAGCGCGTATTTACCGGCAGTATCAGGGCAGTCTGTATCGCCCATGCGGATATCTTCAAACTTTACATAATTTAACGATGCTATCTTAAAATTGGCATTGTAATTTACATGGATGCCAAAGCCGGTAAACAAAGCTTTATCAGTAGCGATGGCTTTTAATAACTTAGCCAGTGTTAAGCCTTTTTGGTTGATGATCTGTTTACCGAGGCCGGGTTCCTCAAAACCATTGCCCGCTATAAATTTGGCCCTTTTGTTCCAGCAATCTTTAGCCGTGGGCGAAGCAGCTACCAGTTCGAGCATGCGTTGCGGATAAGCATTATCCAGGTCGTAATTAAGTATGCCAAATGTTTGGTTTGGCCGTACAAATATCCTCCGCTCTATTTGTGGCAGGTATGTCTTCATTTTTTTATGATTTCACTGATTATTTTATGATTTCACCGATTTTTGTCATCAGGTCATTGGGTCATTAAGTCATTTGATAGTTGCATAAGGATTAAGACAAATAGCCCACTTTCCAATGACTTAATGACCCAATGACTAATGACACAATGACTAACCTTATACCAATGCTTCAATCGCTGCAATGGTGCTCGCAAAAGTGGCGCTGCCGCTTGTTGGCGCGATGGATATGGCACGCGGGGGATAAGGCTCCCTTAGTTTATCGGGATTGGTAAGTTTTAATTTGTAACCACCGTCTACAGTTTCATCAGCCGCATTGCGTTCAGCATCTGTAAGGATCAAACCATTTACAGCGCCGAATAATTCAATTGCCGAATCGCTGGAGTTGTAGTTGTTTACGGCAATGGCACAAACCCGTCCGTAACCCATAGCCATCAGTTGTGTTTTAATATCTACCGAAAACCCTGCTATGTTAAAGTCTATTTCTTCGGTATAACGTGGCCCGACGGATGTTTTAGCCAGCTTGGAAGATGTGTTGAAGCTGTTGTTTGTGCCCTGGAATTGATAGATATTGGCCGTGCCAACCGCCGTTATACCGGTTACGATGAGTGGGTTTATGGGATCAAAAGTAAGGGTGAAATCACCCTGGTTAAAGATGTATATCACATCCTCAATACCGGCCGTAACGGGCGGCCCTGTGCCTAAACTGAACCCTGCGTTTATTTTATTGTAAATTGACATAGTTTTTAATTATTGATTTAGTGAATTACTGATTGAGTGAAGTATTGAATATTGATTTATGAACTAATCCCAAATCAATAATTCAATAATCCATTAATTCAATAATTGCGCTTAAGCGCTTAGATAAAATATCTCGTTAGCAAATTTGAAATTCACCGCTGCCTTCATACGGGCTTTCATTCGTACAACGTTATCATTGGTATAAGGCTTCATATAAACGGTTGATAGTTCCGAAGCATCACCCAATAAATCGACCCCTAAAAACAGGTTTGATGAGCGGGCTCCCAAAATGGTATTTGCCTGCCAGTGGTTCATGATCTGCAATGGGATACCGAGGTAATCCATCTTTTTCATATCGGTAAAGGCGTTGATAACATTTAGCGCTTTGTTTGCCTGTGCCTGTGCAAATGCATAGCCAATATGTAATGGAACCTGCAGGTTAAAATCATCCTGGATACGATCGGCCGGATCAAGCTGGGCATAAACGCCGCCTAATACTGATAGCACGTTACTTACATTAATATAACTGATAGTTGCGGCTGTTGAGGTGCCTGCAAAAGAAGCGGCCAGGCGGCTATTTATTTCGTTATAGTTACGTACCAGTTTAAAGGTAGTGGCGCTTGCAATCTGTATAAAATACGATTGGCCCTGTATTGTAATACCCGGTGCGCCATTGGTAGTATCTTTACTGGTGCCTGTTACTGCGGTAATGGTTACTACATCGCCGTCAGCTAATGTTGATGTGTCGGAAACTGTTACCAAACCTGTGCCATCGATGGATGTTGAAACCATTGAGGTTGCCGGTTTACCTAAGTTAACCTTGTAAACACCTGAAGCTGCAGCTATACTTGGCAATAAACCTGTGAAAGCAGCCGTGAAGGTAGCCTCCTTGGTTGAACCTTTACCCAGCCAGTACAAGCGCTCATTTGCAATTTGTATTTTGGTAAGATAACGCTGAACCATAAAGTCGGACAGGTCTACAACGCCTTCGTAATCAAGGAATGCACCTGGCTT